CCCGTACATGATGAAGGATCGTCCGGTATTGACCTACCAGGACGACACAGTGCCAAACCGGCTGCCTGGCCGTGGGACGGTTGAAAAAGCCTACAACATGCAAAAGGCGATCGATGCGCAGGTAAGAACGCATCTGGACTCGCTGGCGTTGACTGCCGTTCCAATGGTGGCGATGGACGCCACACGCTTGCCCCGAGGGGCAAAGTTTGAAGTGCGTCCGGGCAAGGCGTTCATGACCAACGGCAACCCGAGCGAGATCTTGTATCCGTTCAAGTTCGGCCAAACCGATGGCAGCAACCTAACAACCGCGCAGGCGTTCGAGCGCATGCTCTTGCAAGCCACAGGCACACTGGACAGCCAAGGCATGGTCACGCAGGTGGCCAGAGACGGCGGCAACGCCGGCATGTCGATGGCAGTGGCAACCATCATTAAGAAGTACAAGCGCACGCTGGTGAACTTCCAGGAAGACTTCTTGATTCCGTTCATCAAAAAAGCAGCGTTTAGGTACATGCAGTTCGATCCCGAGCGGTATCCGTCGGTCGATCTGAACTTCATCCCGACAGCGACACTGGGCATCATTGCGCGCGAGTACGAGCAGGCGCAGTTTATTGCGCTCCTGCAGACGTTAGGTCCTGACACTCCGGTGCTGCCACTGATTCTGAAAGGGATCGTGGCCAACAGCTCGCTGTCTAATCGCATGGAGTTGATGGAGTCCTTGACGCAGATGGCGCAGCCGAACCCTGAAGCGCAGGCAGCGCAGCAGATGCAGCAGCAGCTGGCCATGCAGGCGGCTCAGTCGCAGATCGCGGTCAATCAGACACAGGCCGAGCGCAACCGGGCGGAGGCGATCAACACCACGATTGAGACGAAATTGAAGCCAATCGAGGTGCAGAGCAAGATTATGGCGGCCAACACGCAGAATCTGCCCAATGATGCTGAGATGGCCTCTAAAGAGTTCGACAAACGGGTGAAGATCGCCGAGCTGATGCTAAAAGAAGCCGACATCAAGAACAAATCGAAGATTGTTGAGATGCAAATGGCGGAGAAGCAGAACAAAATCAGCGGCATGGAGGAGGATTTCTTGGCTGAATTAACCAAGGAGCTGTCTGGTGGACGTTGAAAGCCTAGCTAAGCAGTTAATCCTTCAGAACATGACGCCAGAGCAGCAGTCTGCTGTTCTGGAGTCGGTTCGGGCAACGCTCCAAGAGGCCAGAGGCAACCAGAAACGACGGGTGAGCGAGAACGTCGGGGTGGTGGTTGATGCGTTACGGAAGATTGAAGCCGATATTCGCGCGAAATACGATGATCTAGGCAACAAAATCACGGCTCGAGTCAACTCGATACGTGATGGACGTGACGGCACCAACGGGTCCGACGGTCGAGATGGCTTAGATGGCCGTCCAGGCCGTGATGGCGCGCAAGGACCAGCCGGTCCGGCAGGTCGAGACGGTGTGAATGGTGTTGATGGGGTCGATGGGGTGTCTGTCACGGACGCTAAGATCGATTTCGACGGATCTTTGGTGATTTCGCTCTCAAACGGGCGTGAAATCAACGTCGGTGAGGTGGTTGCTCCCGATGTAGCTGAGAAAATCCGTATTGTCGCCAATGGCGGCGGCACCTCGCAGACGGTCATTGATGCTTTGGCGTCGTTACAGACGCAGATCAACAACATTTACCCTAGCCAGACGGGCAATGCAGGTAAGTTTCTCACAACCAACGGAACGGTTGTTTCGTGGGCATCAGTAGCTGGCGGCCTGTCCTACCAAGGTACGTGGAATGCGTCCGCAAATACGCCAACTCTAGCTTCCGGTGTGGGAGTTAATGGGTATTACTACATCGTAGCGACCGCTGGCTCAACGAATCTGGATGGCATTACGGATTGGCAGATCGGTGACTGGTTGATGTTCAATGGAACGGTCTGGCAAAAGATCGATCAGTCAAACTTAGTCACTTCGGTCAACGGCCAGACGGGCGCAGTTAGCCTTACGACGACGAATATCAACGAAGGTACGAACCAATACTATTTGGATTCGCGCGCTAGGTCGGCTATCAGCGCAGGTACGGGCATTAGTTACAGTTCATCTACTGGCGTTGTCACAAACAGCGCTCCAGATCAAACCGTTGTCTTGACCGGCGGCACAGGCATTAACACCAGCGGCACATACCCTAGTTTTACGATTACTAATAGCGCCCCAGACCAGACGGTGGCTTTGACGGGCGCAGGCACCACCAACATCACAGGTACATACCCTAATTTCACCATCACGTCGAACGATCAGTTTGTTGGTACGGTCACCAGTGTTGGTGGCACCGGTACGGTCAACGGCATTAGCCTATCAGGCACGGTTACATCCAGCGGCAGCCTGACACTGGGCGGCACGTTGTCTGGTGTTAGCCTGTCAACGCAAGTTAGCGGCACACTGCCGATTGCCAATGGTGGTACAGGCCAGACAAGCCAGACGGCAGCGTTTGATGCGCTAGCCCCGACGACAACCAAGGGTGACTTGATTGTCAATGATGGGTCTGACAATATCCGCTTAGCAGTTGGCACTAACAACTATGTTCTTACGGCTGATTCTACGCAGGCTTCCGGTGTGAAGTGGGCGACAGTGGCTGCAGGCACGACGGTGTCGGACGATACCACCACAAACGCAAGCTACTACCCAACGTTTGCAACGGCAACCAGCGGTACGTTCTCAACTGCTACGGTATCCAGCACTAAGCTAACCTACAACCCGTCGTTGGGTGACTTGAGAGCGACACAATTAGCCGCTTCAAACGGCATTATGTTTACGAACCAGACGATCAACACGTCGGTGACGTTCCCCACTGGCTACGATGGTATTAGTGGTAGAAACTCAACGATTGGCTCTGGCGTGACGGTGACGGTGCCAAGTGGTGCCACCTGGACGATTGTGTAAGGAACGATTATGCCAATGACATTAAGCGGAGATGGGACGATTACAGGACTAGCGGCAGGTGGTTTGCCTGATGCGTCCATTACTGCTGCTGATTTAGCTACTGGTGCTGCTCGCGCAAACTTTGGTGCTGGCGCTGTGTTGCAGGTTGTGAGTACGACCAAGACAGATACGTTTTCTTCTTCTAGCGGGTCTTGGAATGACGTAACTGGATTGTCTGTTTCTATTACGCCGACAAGTTCCACGAGCAGAATTTTTGTTATGTACAGTCTTATGACCGGCGTAACCGGTAGTCAATTTCCCATGATGCGCTTAGTTAGAAACTCCACTGCAATATCGGTAGGTGATGCAAGTGGTGTTAGACAACAAGTAAGTAGCGTTGCTTGGTCTTCTGGAGCAAACAATGTAACTATGATGCAATCTATGAATTTTTTAGACAGTCCCGCAACCACATCCTCCACAACTTATAAATTACAAACCATTGCAACTGCAAGTGAAACGGTGTTTGTTAATAGAAATGCTAGAGATGACAACGGATCTTACGAACCAAGAGCTGTTTCAACGATAACCGTCATGGAGATTGCAGCATGAATCACGTTGCTATTCGCGCTTTATACCCCAACGTGGTCACGATTAATGACGGCACAGGGGCGTTCGATGCGCAGGGTAACAAGGTTGAGATTGACGAAGCAGCGGTCGAGGCATGGGTTGACCCCAACGCTTATAAGCACCAACGCGCAGCAGAGTACCCGTCATTTGCGGATCAGTTTGATTTGCTGTATCACGGCGGTTATAACGCATGGAAAGCTGCGATTGATGCAGTCAAGACAAAGTATCCGAAGGGTGGCGCATGAGCCTGAAACTAAATTCATCTGGTGGTGGTAGCGTACTATTGCAGGAGCCTAGTACGGCTTCTAACCGCACATTAACGCTGCCTGATGCTGACGGTACAGTTATCTATTCAGATGCTTCTGCTAATCTGCAATTTAACTCTGGTTACGGATCACTAGCCACAGCATACGGTTGCAGAGCATGGGTCAACTTTAACGGCACAGGTACAGTCGCTATTCGTGCTAGTGGTAACGTTACATCAATTACTGACAATGCTACTGGCGAATATACTGTAAATTTTACAACTGCAATGGTAGATGCTAATTATGCACTTGTAATTTCTGCTGGAACATCTGGCGGTAATGCGCGATTCGTTAATCCCGCAAGAGCTGTTCCAACAACTTCTGCTGCAAGGGTATTCACGACAGATGGGTCGTTTATAGGATTTGATTCTGACTATAACTATGTTGCCGTATTTCGCTAAGAGGACAAAATGAACTCACGAATTATTTACCCAACTGATGACGGCGGTGTTGCTGTCATTATCCCGACCGCTGAGTGTGGCTTAACCATTGAAGAAATCGCTGCTAAGGACGTGCCAGCAGGTAAGTCTTACGAGATCGTAGACGTAGCGGATATTCCTTCAGACAGAACTTTTCGTGGAGCATGGTCATGGGTCTCGTAATTGACTTAACCAAAGCCAAGGCTATTGGTCACGATATGCGTCGTGCTGCTAGGGCTGAAGAATTCAAGCCTTACGACGAAGCAATAGCCAAGCAGATACCGGGTACAGACGGTGCAGAAGCGGCTCGTCAGGCTATCCGTGACAAGTACGCAGCTATCCAGACTAGTATTAACGCAGCAACAACACCTGACGAGATCAAAGCAGCATTGGGGATTTAAATGTCAACATTAAAGACGAACAATGTACAAGTTGGGCAGTCTGTAACGGCTACAAATAACTTTACTATTTATCAGCCTTCTACGCCTGATGGTACGGTTCGTATTGGTGTTGGTAATAGCGGCGCTACGACAGCAGATGTGCTTACGGCTAATAGTTCAGGCAACGTTGGTATTGGTACGAGCTTGCCGGATGCTTTGCTTACAGTAAACACAATCGCATCTTTTGGTGCTGGATCGGCTGCAACACCTTCAATTGCTGCTAAGGGCGATCTTGACACTGGGATGTGGTTTCCAGCAGCAAATACGATTGCATGGTCTAATAGTGGTTCTGAACGCGCCCGTATCGACTCCAGCGGTAATCTGCTGGTGGGGACTACGAGTGACATTATTGGTAGCGCTTCAAACTCCATCCAAGCAAAAGCATCTGGCGCTTGTCATGGTTTTTACAGAGTCTCATCTAGTGCCGCTTCTGGTATTGGCTTTTTTTATTCTGATAGCGGATCAACACAAAGAACGCAGGCTTACTTTAGGGTTGATGGCGGATTAGCAAATTATTCTGCGAATAATCAAAACTTGTCAGATGAGCGTATTAAGAAAGATATTTCGTTGTCCGGCAATTACCTGAATAAGATTTGCGCTATTCCTGTGAAAAACTTCAGGTACAAAAAAGACAACGATACATCTCCAATTACATTGGGTGTAATTGCTCAAGATGTACAGGTCATAGCACCTGAACTTGTTTGCACAGATGGGTTTGAAAACGAAAAAGCAGATGACGGCTCAGAATTGCTGTCGATCTACCAGACCGACCTTCAGTACGCGCTGATGAAGTGTATTCAAGAACAGCAAGCCATGATCGAAGAACTGAAGGCTGATATAGCCGCACTTAAAGGGGCTAAAGATTAATCATGCAAAAGATTCTATTTGGTGAGTGGTTGCCAGATCAACCCGGCGTAACAGGTGCAAAACATGACGCCTGAACTGCAAAAGTATTACGAAGATCGATTTGCCATGATGACCCACCAGGGCTGGCGCGATCTGCTGGAAGATATTGACTTAATGGTAACGTCTTTGAACAATGTTGCTACAATTCAAGACGAAAAAGATTTACAATTTAAGAAGGGTGAGTTATCTATTCTAAATTGGCTGAGAACCCTAAAACAGGTCAGCGAAGAGGCATACGAGGCACTCAATGAGAAAGATATTTGAATTTCTCTGCGAAAGCGGAGAGCGCATCGAACGGTTTACCGAATACGAGGATAAGCTCGTTCGTTGCAATTGCGGCAAGACAGCCCGCCGCACCATATCTGCACCGGCGTTTAAATTGGAAGGGTGGTCGGGAGCGTTTCCTACAGCTCACGCAAAGTTTGATAAAACCCACCGAGACAAGCTAAAATCCGAGCAGAAGGCGAACAGATAAGCAGAAATGCCCTGTTCATGTTTAATCCTGAGAACCAAAAGATGGCAGGAAAAGGAACTTTGACATGTTGATTGACCAAGAACCAGAGATGCCTAGTGAGTTAGAGGCAGAAGAAGCAAAACTACCTGATTACGCAGCGCCAGAGATACCCGAATTGCCCGACCGCTATCGCGGTAAGTCGATTGGGGATGTCGTCAAGATGCACCAAGAGGCCGAAAAGGTCATTGGTCGCCAGGCGCAGGAAGTTGGGGAAGTGCGGAAGCTAGCCGATGAGCTGATCAAGCAAAATCTCTCGTCAAAATCTCAACCTGTTGAACAGGTAGAGCCTGAAGTAGACTTTTTTGAGAACCCTCAGAGGGCGATTCAAAAAACCGTTGAGACACATCCGGACGTTATCGCTGCCCGCCAGGCGGGGGTCGAGTTCAAACGGATGCAAACTCAGCAACGTCTGGCGCAAGAACACCCGGATTTCATGGAAATCGGGGCCGATAAGGACTTTGAGACATGGATTAAATCGTCTCAGGTACGACTCGAACTCTACGCCAGAGCGGATGCGAAGTTTGACTTCGATGCGGCCAATGAATTGATAAGCACCTACAAGCAGTTGCGTGGCATTAAGCAAAAGCAGGTTGAGCAATCCGGTAAGGAGGCTCGCCAGCAGTCGCTAAAAGCAGCGCAAGTAGATACAGGTGGCACCGGGGAGAGTTCGAAACGTGTCTATCGCAGGGCTGACCTTATTCGGCTGAAAATGACCGATCCAGCTCGCTACGATGCGCTGTCCGACGAAATTATGGCGGCGTACCAAGAGGGCCGGGTCAAATAATTTACTTTTGATTTTAGGAGCTAGACATGGCTAATACCGCATTTTCCCCAGCAAACAGTGTAACAACAACAACTTCAGCAACGTTCATCCCAGAAATTTGGAGTGACGAGATCGTTGCGGCCTACAAAAAGAACCTCGTTCTGGCCAACATCGTCATGAAGATGAACTTCAAGGGCAAGAAAGGTGACACCGTTCACGTTCCTGCACCAACCCGTGGTAGCGCCTCGGCTAAAGTGGCTACTGATGCCGTCACGCTGATCGCTGCAACTGAGTCTGAAGTTCAGATCTTGATCAACAAGCATTACGAGTACAGCCGTCTGATCGAAGACATCGTCGAAGCCCAGGCTCTGAACTCGCTGCGTCAGTTCTATACCAGCGACGCTGGCTACGCTTTGGCTCGTCAGGTTGACACCGACCTGATCCGCCTCGGCCGTGCTTTCAACGGCGCAACCGTTGGCACCGACGACTACGCAACCAGCAACACCACCACCAAGGCTTTCATTGGTTCGGACGGCACGACTGCGTACAACAGCACGACTTCTAACGCTGCTGCGCTGACTGACGTTGCTATCCGTCGTACCATCCAGCGTCTGGATGACAACGACACCCCAATGGACGGTCGTTTCTTTATCATCCCACCATCAAGCCGTAACACGCTGATGGGTCTGGCTCGCTACACCGAACAGGCATTTGTCGGCGACGGCAATGCTATCCGTAACGGCGAGATCGGCAATCTGTACGGTATCCCTGTGTTCGTGACTTCCAACGCCGACACTGGCGCTGGTAACTCGGCTGCTGACCGTATCTGCTTGATGGGTCACAAAGAAGCGATGGTGCTGGTTGAACAGATGGGCGTTCGTTCGCAGACCCAGTACAAGCAGGAATACCTGGGCACGCTGTTCACCTCCGACATGCTCTACGGTGTCAAGGCGATGCGTACTGCTGCAACCGTCGGCGCTGCGACATCGTCGTCGGCCTTTGCACTGGCTGTTCCAGCCTAATTAAACTCCCCGGCTTCGGCCGGGGGTTTTTAACCTAATTAGGAGAACATCATGGCAAATGCAACTTCCGTTGTGGTTCGGGCTGGTAATGACCAGTTCCGTGGCCTCTACACTAATACTTTTCTGGTTCGCGCAACGCTAGACGCCGATACTTTGGCTGATGGCGCAGGCGACACCGATACCGTAGCCGTCCCTGGCGTAGCCTTGGGCGATATGGTGCTGTCGGCTTCGTTGGCGGTTGATGTGGCAGGTCTGATCGTGACCGCCTACGTCAGTGCTGCTAACGTGGTCAGTATCCGTTTCCAAAACGAAACCGGCGCTGAAGTCAATTTGGCTTCCGCTACACTTCGTTTGGTCGTAGTACGTTCATTGGCGTAAAAATTGGGGGCGCAAGCCCCCAATTTGCCGTTCGGAGGTTTTGTGGCGACTTTCAAATGCTTGACCAGTGGCCAGACGGTCACGTTTATCTATCAGCATGACATCGACAGCATGAAAGGCCATCAAGGCTACGTGCGTATCGATGTGGCAGAAGGCCAGCAGGAAGAAACGCCGGTGGCAATTAACTTAACACCCCCAGCCAAACGGATGGGGCGGCCAAGGAAAATAGACAATGTCGGAAATTGATCCAAGAGAATTCGGCAAACTAGAGGCGCAAGTCGAGTTATTGCAGGCAGAAGTTCATGGCCTGCGGGACGACGTCAAGCAGCTACTAGAAATGGCCAATAAGTCCAAGGGTGGGTTTTGGATGGGCATGACCATCGCATCAACGCTCGGTGGTCTGCTGACGTTTGTAGCCGACAGGATATTTCTTAAATGAAAACTGGGTTGCTAGGCGGCAAAAAATGTCCTGTGGCGACACAAGACGTGCATATCAATTTGAAGAACCGTAACCACGCCTTCAAAGAGTATGGCTATGGACCGCCCAATCCAGATGAACCAAACGAGTATTTCTGGCTAAAAAAGGCCAAGATGTACAACGCGCCGACATCGGAAGTAAAGAGTATGCGCTGCGGCAACTGCGCCGCGTTTATCCAGACGCCAGCCATGATGGAGTGCATCGTTGGTGGCTTGGAAAAAGATGAGAATGAAGACGAGCTGTCTTACGACGAAGAGTTTGTCGCTGCGGCCGATCTAGGCTACTGCGACCTGTTTCAGTTTACCTGCGCGGCGGATCGTACTTGTGACGCGTGGAAATCCGGCGGGCCCATTACAAAGGACTAACATGTCAACTTTTCAACTTGATCCTAACGGCGTTGCTTTTGGTGTTGCCACTTTGGGCACTACGCAAGTTGCCAGCGTGACAAACAGCAGCGTGCAAATGACTGCCTTTGCGGCAACCACAACGATGATCCGCGTAGCTTGTTCATCGGGCCACTGCCATTTTCAAATTGGTGCAAACCCAACGGCATCGGTGACTACTTCGCCAATGATACCCAATAATTGGAGCGAAATTTTCCCCGTAACTCCTGGGCAGCGAATTGCGTTTATTAAAGATGCAACTGTTACTACTGCTACTGTTTCTGTTACTGAACTCATATAAAGGATTTCACCATGTACGGAAAAACACCTAAAGTAATGGCTAAGCAAACCAAAATGCCGGCTGCCAAGAAGACCACGATGCCTAAAATGCCCGTTCGCGGTCAGCGCACCATGACCAATAAGATGGCAAAGGCTAAGAAATGAAGAAAACCAAAGCCGAAAAGAAGATCAGCAAGGTCATGCGCGAATACAAGGCCGGCGAGCTTCATTCCGGCAAGGGTGGCCCGGTGGTCAAATCCCAGAAACAGGCAGTGGCTATCGCCCTGTCCCAAGCTGGAAAGGCGAAAAAGAAATGAAACAAGGTCTTTACGCAAACATCAACGCCAAACGTAAGCGCATTGAGGCTGGCTCTGGCGAGAAGATGAGAAAACCTGGCTCCAAAGGCGCGCCGACTACCGCTGCGTTTAAGGAGTCCGCTAAAACGGCTAAACCGAGGAAAAAATGAAGACACCCGCTTGGCAAAGAAAAGCCGGTCAAAATGCAAAAGGCGGCTTGAATGCCAAGGGCAGGGAGTCTTATAATGCAGCAACTGGGGGAAACCTCAAAGCGCCGGTAAAATCCGGCGACAACCCACGACGAGCTTCT